CGCTCCACAGTGTCTATCTTGCTTTGCACTGTTTCAATGTTCACAGTTGACCACAGGCCAGGATGCATGGGTCTGGGCCATTGTCCACGATCAATCCAGGCATAGCCCATGTGTTCTTGATTCAGCACAGGCACAAACTCATCAGCCACAACACACACCCAGGTGTTGTATTCAAACTGTGAATCTGCGGAGGTGAATTTTTCTAGTGGAACCAAGCGTTGATACTCGGGCATTGAGCCAAGTTCTTCTATGCACTCACGTTCCATGGCACCCAACAAGGTTTCTCCTGATTCTACCTTGCCACCAGGCAGTCCCCATGAGCCTGGGTGACGTGTATCATTGCGTAACAAGTAAAGATATCGTCCTGTGGCACTGCTGCGGAACCAAACTCCCACTGCCTTCACAGCACAATCCTCCAGGTGCCTCCTGGATATACCCCTTGATAACTCTTGACCCAGGCCTCGCCGGTCCAGCGATACTGAATACCTGTGGTGATGTTGGTCACATACTGTGTGTTGTTGGTTTCTGTGGCAGCACGGAATACCACACGCCAGTAGTTGTTGGAATACTCAACAATGTCATTGGCCTGGGCTACCAGGCCACGACCATTGGCGCCCACCCAGTCTGCGGCTGGTGCGGAATTGTCAGCAGATCCTGTGTCTTCTGTAAGCAAATATCTCACACCTTCCAACACTGAATCTTGCGGCCTTGGTCCAGTGGCCAAGGGATTAATAATGGCATCAATGGGATCTAATGTGTTTTGTGGAGTGGTATCAATGTCAACATCAAATAACAAGAATCGGTCATCGTTGGGATCTAGTACAACAGTTCCCACAATTTCAGTTTCGTCTGGTTGTATCAGTCTAATTTGACTGATGCCAGGGCGCAGTGATCCATACAAGTCAATCACTGTTGGCCATAAAAGGTTGCTGTCAGGCACAATCTCAGTAGCATTAGTACTGTCATTGCTGGGTTCTTGTGCTAGATATTTTTGTTCTAAACATTGCAATTTGTTGCCAATTAAAACTGTGGCCCAGTTATATGGGGTAATAACTTGTCTTGTGCCCATCAACAAGTCTTCATTGTCAATGGCATTGTTTAAGTCGCCTTGAGCATCGTACATTGATGCTATCACACGTTCTACCACACCCAGTTTCTTAATTTTGGCTGGAGAAGATATCCATATAGGCATGCTAAATGTCAATGTGGCCACATCAATGGGATTGTCTGTGCCAATGGGAATGGTTCTACTGGTCCATGCAGTACGATCCAGGTACATCACACTCAAACTGGTCCAGTCAATGTAGTTGTCAGTGCTTTGAATTTCCAAACTGGGATTGAACAGTGTGAGAATTTGCTCCAACACCTGCAACTTTTGATTGGTATTTGACGTCCATATGTCCAGGTTGATAGTTAATTTGAATGGCACAGGCATGAGTCGTTCAATTGTGAACGCATTGCCTTGAGTGGTTTCGTAAGTTTCTGTTGCGGGATCGTAGGTTTGTTGACGCACATTTATCTTGCTGACAAAATATGGATCTTGCATGCGACTTTGTTCGTAGTCCAGACCAGTGATGTAAAAAGTCATCAAGGGAGTTGACGGCAAACTGTTGCGACTGTTTTCTTGTATGATAGTTTGCGCATTGCGACTGGCATCACCATAGCGCACAGGCACACGTATCAAGGCGGCAGCGTTTACGCCGTCAGTTTCGTTGCCATACTCAATCTGGAATCCAGAAAAGATTCTGGTAAATTGCAGTAAGAATCTGCGTATTTGTTCATCGTAAAAGAATTGTTGCATGTGTAGACCAGGTTAGGTGCCAGGTGGTAAAAATCCACCTTGGTCGCCGTTGTCAGCACGTGGTCTAAGTATTTCACTGAGACTTTGACGACTTGGAATGTTGCCCAGGTCTTTGGTGTTGACAGTAGCAGTGTTATTTACGAAGCCACTGCGCAGTGTTTTATTTGTTGGCCCGTTGTTGAGATTGGTTCTAACTTTGTCGTCGACCTTTACCCAACGTAAGCCATCATAGCGGAACAGTCGATTGGGTTTGTAGTCCAGGCGCAACACATAAGCACCTGTGACAGGGTTTGGCGGAAAGTTTACTCCCGGGGTCACTGGTATACCATTGGGTGCTGCACCGCCACCGGTGAGATAACCTTGAGCATAGCCTTCGCTGGTGGGTGTGGTACTCATGCCGCCTTGTGTGCCATCCACAGTGACAGTTTGATCAGTGGTCAAACTGGTGGGATTGGCAGGCAATCCTGTGGGTGTTGTTGGCTCAATGTAGAATGTGGTGTTGTCATAGCCCGATAGTGGCACTTCGGCATCGGCCTGTGCCAGAATAGCATCGTTGATCTCGTAATCTTTTTCACGTGTGCCTTGTACGTCACTGATGGTGGCTGGTGTGTATTCTTGCCAAAATTCTGTGTTGTTGATGTCTGTGTCGGCAGGTGTGTTCTTTTGTGCTTGGTAATACACGTCACCATAGTTGACAATGGTACCAGTGGGATAGAAATTGCCTGGATCCCAAATATTCTCTTGCACAAATGGCTTGTTGGTAATTTGATTGAATTCTTGTTGATCGTTCATTGGAGTGCATTTAACACGCCATAGGTGAGGCAACCAAGTTTGAGAGAATCCTTCTGAAGCAAAGTCAGCATCTTGAATCACATAGTATCTGGGCAGGGCTCTGGGAATGGACTTGTTCAAAGGATGATAATCTGTCAGATTGGGAATTTCTATCACGTCACCGTTCATGAGTTTGCGACCCATGGTGTCAATCATGGTGTTGTAGTGAAAGGTCATGAATATGGTGTCGTTGTTGAGGAACAAGCCAAATTGTGTTAGATCAAAGTCCACATCTTGCGTGTTGTACACACCGCGCATGACATACACATCAGGATCATATACTCGATCACGGTTTTCCAACAACAACAAGTCTTGTATGTTTAACACATCTACATCTGCGTATGTGGGCTGTGTGGCATCAAAATTGCCTGATAATACTGAATCTGCTCCACCGGCTTCTGGTCCCATGTAGCGATGGATGTAGATATCCAGTCCGCCCACAGTGTATTGCTCGCGTATGGTACGATCTAAAAATTGATAATCTCGGGTCCGGTTAGGCCGGTACATACTTAATCTTGGCATGCTATATTTATAGTACTTTGGGTTTACCTTTGAGCGGGTTGACCAATAATTGCCCTAATGCTATAATATGGACTTAACAACAAAGGAGCCAGCAATGAGTGATTTAGTTACCGATTTTCACAGTGAGATGATCAACAGTGTAGCACCAAACTACAGTATCAATTATGAAGCAGAGGCGCTTGCCAGTTTTGAAGCCACCGGCGATGACTTGATGGAAGCACTTGAGACTCGTGCTACAGACTTTATTGCAGAGACTACAGGGGCAGATGTGCGAGAGGACTTGGGTGGACTCACAGTGTTTTTCCGTGGTAATACTTTGGTTGCATTTTACGATTACGAGCAATTCAAAGGACATGTGTTCTAAAACCCCAAGCTCGAAAGGGCTTTGGGTTGACCAACTATCCCGTTTGTGTTATAATTACAAGAGAATTTAAGGAGCCCTGATGAACGCCACACGCACCGCACTCAAGCCACTGAACCCTCGCAGTCCTGATACCAAATACACAGGGTTAGAGCCCACATGGCGTGTGCAACCCACAGACGATCGCACCAGTCAACTCAGTGCTGCCTTTTCATGGTACAATTACTTCTACGGCAAAAAAGACGCACGTGAAATGCTGGTGGCTTATTTAGAGCACAACGGACGCAAAACAGATGTTCGTGCTCTTAAAGGTGTGCCGGACTCCGCTATTAGGTTGACCACTGCATGGCTGTGCCGCATGAGCATGGTGGGATTGGAACTCACAGACACTGAAACAGTTCGGTTAGAAGGCTATATCCAAGAAATATTAACTGCACGGGAACCAGAAGTGGTGGTAGCAGAAGCAGTGCCTGTGGCGGCCAAGCCCAACATTCAAGATCGACTACGTGAAAAGGTGAGTGAATGTGCTGGTGAACTGGACGGCATGTTTGATGAGTTTGTGGTGAACGGTGCCAAGATGTCAGCGGACTACAAACCAATCACAGTTATCCGCGGGCTAAATGTAGCACCTCAAATGATTTCAGACATTGCCAACCTGTGGAAGCACAAATTGTCAGAGTTTGAAACAGCCATTGAGGGCAAAGATGCACAGATTGTAGAAGGTTACAGTAACTTCAGTAAGATCCAGATGCGAAACATTGTGAAGTTTTGCGAAGCAGTGATCAATGACTGCGGTGCGTATGTGCAGATCAAGAAAGTGGAACGCAAACCACGCAAAGTCAAGTCAGTGCCACCCGAGAAACGTGCCGCGAAGTTCAAGGTATTGTTGGATTTCCCCGAGCTCAAGCTCAAAGGTTTGCCTGCCGCAAGTCTTGTGGATAAGGCAGAAGCCTGGTTGTATGACACTAAAAAGCGCAAGTTGATTCACCTTGTGGCTGACAGCCATACACAGGCATTCACTGTGAAGTCAAACAGCATCATTGGTTTCAGCACCATTGAGACCATGCAGAAAACTGTGCGCAAACCAGCAGATGTAGTCAAGGCTGTACAAGCCGCAGGCAAGCCAGCCGCACGTAAGATCTACAAAGACCTTACCACAACTGAAACCCCATTCAACGGGCGCGGCACTGAGAACTTAGTCATACTCAAGGCCTGGTAAATACAGGGACTTGGAGTCCCATATGCCAGAACAGCAACAACAATCACTGCCCACACTCAAGCAAAACTTGATAGAATATGTCAAGCTTCAGTTAGGCGGTGATATCATTGACCTCGAATTAGACCCCTCACACTACGAAGCGGCTTATCAAAAAACTATTGGCACTTACCGCCAACGAGCCAACAACGCCTACGAGGAAAGTTATAGTTTTATGCAGTTGGTAACAGATGTCAACATCTACGAATTGCCCCAAGAAGTTATAAGTGTAAGACAAATTTTCCGCAGAACTTTTGGCGACAGTTCAGGACCGTTTGCTTCAAACTTTGATCCGTTTGCACAGGCCTCAATCAACGTTTACCTCATGAACTTCAACGTAGCAGGTGGCCTAGCCACATACGACTTCTACAGTCAGTACATTGAACTAGCAGGACGCATGTTCGGCGCATACATGAACTACACTTGGAATCCTGTGACCAAAAAACTGCAACTGATCCGCGATCCCAAAGGCTCAGGTGAAACTGTGTTGCTGTGGACCTACAATTTGAAACCCGAATTCAACTTGCTGAGTGATTACCAAATCAGTCAGTGGATCCGAGACTACATGGTGGCCAACTGTAAAATGATCATTGGCGAAGCACGTGAGAAATTTGGCACTATCGCCGGACCACAAGGCGGTGGTACATTAAACGGTGCAGCCATGAAGTCAGAAGCACAAACTCAAATGGATGGCCTAATTGAACAACTCAAAATGTATGTGGATGGATCACAGCCACTTACATTTGTTATTGGCTAAACTCCTTACACTTCTATGTAAAATTGTGTTATAATCCTTGTAAACAAGTACCGGGAGAATCAAAATTGACTTGATGATCGACATTGAAGGGTTGGCAACAGGCCCTGAAGCAACAATCTTAACCATTGCGGCTCAGGCGTTTGATCCTCTTGGCACCGGCTATTACCAGCAACAATACTATGCCAGGGTTGACCTTGAAAGCCAAGAAACACGTACCATTGAACAAGGTACCATCAACTGGTGGGCCACCCAAGGTGCTGCACAAGACGAAGCCTTTGCAGAAGATGGGCGCATACCCCTAGATCAAGCCTTGGACGAACTTCATAAATTATGCTGGAAATGCAATCGTATCTGGATGAATGGTCCCACATACGATGCCAACATCCTTGAGCATGCCTACAAGAGTTATGGTAAACCACTACCATGGCAATATTATAAGATTCGTGATGCAAGAACGGTATATAGTTTGTACCCAGGGTTGCCCCGGCCGCCTACCAGCCATCATGCGCTGGAAGACTGCCGCAGACAGATTGACATGTTGCAAGTAACCTTGACTCATTTGAACATCAAGGAACTGGCATGATCATTGGAATTTGTGGATTTATTGGCTCAGGCAAAGATACCATTGCAGACTATCTTGTGAATCTACATCACTTTCGCAGAGAAAGTTTTGCCAACACACTTAAAGATGCTGTGGCACAGGTGTTTGGTTGGGACAGAACCATGCTGGAAGGCCGCACAAAACAAGCCCGAGAGTGGCGTGAGCAAGTGGATCCTTGGTGGGCACAACGCTTGGGCATACCACACTTAACACCACGCTGGATCCTGCAACAGTGGGGTACAGAAGTATGCCGCAAAAACTTTCACGATGACATCTGGATTGCCAGCCTGGAAAACAAACTGCGCAATTCACGAGACGATGTTGTGATCTCAGACTGCAGATTTCCCAACGAAATTCGAGCCATTAGAGCCGCAGGAGGCATAGTAGTGCGTGTGGTACGTGGGTCAGAACCTGAGTGGTATGATGCGGCTGTAAGTGTGAATCGTGGACCCAATGGCAATGCAACTTGGGCACTCAGCGGCAGACGACTGGAGCAGTCGGGCATACATGCTTCAGAAACTGCCTGGGTGGGCACTCAGTTTGATGTAGTGCTAGACAACAACGGCACACTTGATGACTTGTATCAACAGGTCAAGCGTCTGGTTCAAGATCACCCGCCCGCCAAGTGACTTCTGTTTTGGCAATTTCCTCCACACAGTTACGGCAAACTGTGCGTAGGTTTCTCACAGTGGCATTGTTGAGATCACCATCAATGTGATACACCAACAACTGACTGGCAAATCTTGCTCGAAACCCGCATCTATCACATGCGGGTTTTTTCTTGTAGCCCGAACTTTTCCAACGTGGTTCTCTGGGCTTGATTCCTCGACCCTTGCGTTGACAAGTCTCACATCTACTGCGATAGTGTGTGACATCTTCTCGGATGTAGTTCACAGCACAAGGACGTTGATTGCAGGCTCGACAAATGGGTCTCATTGGGTATTTAGTACATGGACCTTGGGCAAAGGGCAGTGTAAACTGGGTTTTTTTAACAATGCCAATAAATATCAATAACTTGAAAAGGAACCAACCATGGCACTAGTATCACCAGGCGTAGAAGTCACTGTAATTGACGAAAGTCAATATATCCCTTCCGCTGTCAACACAGTACCCTATTTTTTAATTGCCACAGCACAAAACAAGGCTGATGCCGCTGGCGTCGGAGTCGCAGCCGGCACAACCGCTGCCAACGCAAACAAAACTTATCTCATCACCAGTCAGAGAGATTTGGCAGCCACATTTGGTGTGCCATTCTTTTATAACACAACAACTGGCACTCCCATCAATGGTTACGAACTCAACGAATATGGTTTGTTGGCAGCATATTCAGCACTGGGTGTTACAAACCGGGCTTTTATTCAGCGTGTGGACATTGATTTGACAGAGTTGACTGCAAGTTTGAGCCGTCCCACCGGCAATGCCAACAACGGCACTTATTGGCTGGACGCCAGTACCAGCACCTGGGGCATATTTGAGTGGAATCAGACCACCAGCACATTTACCAACCGAGTACCCACAGTCATCGTTGACACAGCAGATGTGGTCGACAGCACAGCTGATTACGATGATGTAGCCAGTTGGGCTCCACTGCAGACCATTGGCAGCATTGGAGATTATGCTGTCAGCGCAGTGGGCATCAATAACATGAACTACTACAAACGCGGTGGCCCAACCAGTTCAGAAACATCAAGTACATATCTCAGTAATTTATACAACACCTGGGTGCAAGTGGGCAGTGATGACTGGAAATCATCTTGGTCCACAGTGCAAGGTACAAATTCAGTGTCAGGTGCCTTGGTCAACGGCTATAACATGTTTATCAACAATACTTTGGTCACAGTTGGTGCAGGCGCTACAGCATTGACTGTGGCAGGATTTGCCACAGCCATCAACAACGCTGCCATCACAGGTGTGTTCGCTGCTGCCATCAGCAACAAACTCACACTGTTTGCTACATCAGCAGCCACCAATGATGGATCCACCGATGATGGTGGTGTGATCAGTATCCAGGCCGGACCTAACAGCGGTGCTTCGCTGTTGACCACACTGGGTATCTCAGCCATTGAATACCGTGCTCCCAGTTATTTTCCCGGTTACAGTTATCAAGCACCACGTTGGTCTACCGGCCAAACTGATCCAGCACCAACAGGCAGCGTGTGGCAAAATCTCAGCAGTGCCGGCAATGGTCTCAGCGTCAAGGTCAAAGTGTACAGTGCCGCATTGGATACATTTGTGGCACAAACCACCAATGTGTATGAAAATGACGAAGACGCCCTTTATGCACTTGATCCCACAGGTGGTGGAAAAAATATTGCTGTGGGCACCACTTATCTACAAAATAACAGTTTGTTGTTTAATACACAACCAAACAGCAATGCCAGTTTCTTGTTGTTGCAAAGAGCAGTGTTGGGTGCCACAGTGGTCACAGGATCAACCACTCCTGGACTGAATGGTGACAGTTTGTTTGTCGGTGGCAATACATTTACAGTGAGTGTTAGTGAAGCAGGTTCTACAACAGCAAGCAACACAGTCTATACAGTAACATTGACAGGAACCAGTGTTGCAAGTTTTATCACCGCGGTCAGTGCAGCCAACATACCATATGTGAGTGCAAGTGTAAACAGTGCTGGAAATATTGTGTTCACACACAATCAAGGCGGAGTGATTTACCTTGATAATACAACAGGAACACCAGTGACCACAGCAGGTTTTGTGGCGGATTATACCTTGGCAGAATCTGCTTGGACACAATTTTGCCGACCAGACCAATTTTCTGGTACAGTTGCATTAAGCAATTGGGTCACAGTGCCTACATTTACCTACACTGCCAACGACACAGCACCTGATCAAGATCCGGCCAATGGACGTTTGTGGTACTACAGCAGTGTTGATGATGTGGATATTATGATTCAAAACAATGGTGCCTGGGTTGGATACCAAAATGTCACCAACGACACTCGTGGTTTTAATTTGGGACTTACCAATGCATCTGGGCCTATTGTAGCTGCCTCAGCACCCACCACACAAAATGACGCTGCTGAAAGCGCATTGGAATATGGTGACTTGTGGATTGATTCAAGCGACTTGGAAAATTATCCATTACTGTATCGTTGGCAACCTGTGAGTGGAGTAGATCAGTGGGTGGCAGTTGACACCACTGATCAGGTCAGTTCCAATGGTATCTTGTTTGCTGATGCACGTTGGGCACCCAATGGCACCACAGACCCTGTGGCAGATCCAGAGCCCACAATTGTGAGTTTGTTGACCAGCAACTACCTGGACATAGATGCCCCTGATCCTGCACTGTACCCCGAAGGCATGTTGCTGTTTAACACACGCAGATCAGGTTATAATGTCAAGAGTTTTCAGAACAATTACTTCAACTCAACCACATTTCCTGATGACGCACTGCCCACAGAGAAAAACACCTGGCTCACAGTATCAGGCAACAAAGACAACGGTGCCATGTATGCTGGCCGGCAGGCGCAGCGCAAGTTGGTCGTGGCTGCAATGAAATCAGGCATTGACACCAGCCTGGCCGCAAGAGAAGAACAGAATCAATTCAACTTGATTGCTGCTCCTGCCTATCCTGAACTGGCCACTAACTTGGTTGCACTCAGCAATGAACGTGCTAACACACTGTTTGTGCTGAGCGATACGCCCATGAGACTAGCAGCCAATGGCACAGATTTGTTGAATTATGCCACTAACAACAGTGGACTTGGATTAAGCACCGAAGACGGTCTCACCATTGGTTCGGCTTATGCTGCTGTGTTTTATCCTTCATGTCAAACTACAGATTTGTCGGGCAACACCGTGGTTGCACCTCCCACACACATGATGGTACGCACTATCCTGCGCAGTGATGCAGTGAGTTACCCATGGTTGGCGCCTGCAGGCACACGTCGTGGTGTGATTGACAATGCTGAAGCCATTGGTTACATCGAATCTGCCACAGGTGAATTTGTGCAAACTGCTGTGGGGCAGGGCATACGTGATGTGCTGTATGAAAACAACATCAACCCAATCACATTCATTCCAGGCATTGGTATCACCAATTTTGGCAACAAAACACGCCAGGGTGCAACCACAGCCCTGGATCGTATCAATGTTGCCAGATTGATTGTGTTCTTGCGTGGACGCCTGGAAGAAATTGGCAAACAGTATTTGTTTGAACCCAATGATCAGATCACACGCAACGAAATCAGCAATACCATCAACAGTCTAATGATTGACTTGATTGCCAAACGAGCCATCTATGACTATTTGGTTGTTTGCGATTTGAGCAACAACACACCTGCAAGAATTGACCGCAACGAGTTGTATGTGGACATTGCCATCGAACCGGTGAAAGCCGTGGAATTCATATACATTCCGCTGCGTATCAAGAACACAGGCGAACTTTCAGGCGTGGCAGCATGATGAAACAGGGGGCCTTTTACCAGGCCTCCATTTCAGGTAAATAAACACAACAGGAGAAATAACAAATGGCAGTTTCATCATTACAGAGAATGACAGTACCCTTGGCCAG